CTTCTCGAGACCGGCCACCGCTTCGGGGGCATGTGATGAGCTATCGCGAAGAGCTACGCAACGCCTCCTTCCGTGGCGTCCCGTTCTCCGTCACTGGGGCCAGCGATAGCCACGGGCGCCGCGGCGCAGACAACGAGTTTCCTGACAGGGACACCCCGCACTCTGACGACCAAGGGCGAAGGCAGATCCCATACACTATCGACGGCTACGTTGCAGGGGATGACTACCTCGATCGCCTCAGCGATCTGATCGACGCCGCGGAGAAGAAAGGGCCCGGCGTCCTGATCCATCCGTACTACGGCCGCCGCGTTGTCGTCTGCAGGATCCTCGACGTCAGGCAGGGCGTGTCCATCGGTGGCACGGCCGATCTTGCGTGGACGTTCCGAGAGGCCGGGGAGCTCATCAACCCGACCGACGCCGGCAGTACGCAGGACGCGGTCATAGCGGCAAACCTCGCACTTGCCGAGGCCGTCGAGGAAGACTACGGAGCCGTCGACGATCTGGTCGGCGCGACATGGGCTGCGGCGCAGTGGACCGCTGGGGCACAGGACAAGATCACGGTCATACTCGAAGCCATCACGGGCCCGTTCACTGACACCGTGGACAACCTGCTCGATATCGTCGTCTCGTTGCAGAAGATTGACCAAGACTTGCAAGCGGAGCTGCTGCTCCCGTCGCAGCTCGCCGCGAGGATGCTGACCGTGTTCGAGATCATCGGCAGCCTTAGCGTCATCAAGGCGTTGACCGGCGACAGTCGAAACAGTGCCTCGACCCTTACCGCAGCGGACACCACGGACGGGCAGACGAGCCAGGACATCGACGAGGCGAATCGTGCGCTTAACCAGCGGTACGCGATGACCAGGCACGCCGCGTTGCTTGCTGACGAGGACTTCACGAGCCTCGACCAAGCCATCGCGGAGCGTGACGCATTCGCCGCGCTGACCGACGCGGAGCTATCCGTGCCTCCGGCCGATGACACGTTCGCCGCGCTGACCGATTTGAACGGAGCCTCGGCCCGCGATATTGACCAGCGCTCCCAGGACCTTCCGTCTATCGTGACGATCTCTGTCCCGGTGGCCCGGCCTGCGCTGGTCATGGCGCAGGAGCTCTACGGAGACCCGACCCGAGAGGGAGAGATCCTCACTAGGAACAACGTGGCACACCCGGCCTTTGTGTCTGGCGACGTGCAGGTGCTGACGCGATGAGCACGACCGTCACCATAGGCGGCGTCCGCTACGAGGGGTGGAAGTCCGTTTCGATGTCGAGGTCTATCGAGAGCGCCGCGAGCTCGTTCTCGTTCTCGTCAACCCTTCGTTGGCCTGGAGACCCGAACCCGCTCCGTGCTCGACCGGGAGATCAGGTCGTCATCATGGACGACGGGGACGAGGCCCTGACGGGCTACATCGACGTCGACGGAATATCGACTGACGAAGAGACGGAGGCCGTCAACATCCCTGGGCGCTCGAAGACCGGAGACCTGATCGACAGTTCCGCGTGCTATGTCGACCCGGCGCAGTACGGCGACATGGACGCCCAGGTACACCTGCCTCGCGAGTTCAACGGGATGACGCCGCTGAGCATCATGACGGCGCTCGCCGCTCCATTTGGTGTCAATGTCGAGTACGTCATCATGGGGTTGACGGTCAACGACCCGATGTACATCCCGATCCAGTCCTACTCGGCGATGCCTGGCGAGCGCGCCTTTGAGGCTATCGAGCGGCTGGCAAGGACGATGTCTGTGCTCGTCACGGACAACGCACAGGGCGACCTCGTGCTGATTCGGTTCGATGAGTTCTCGACGAACAACCCCTTCGGCGCCAAGGTCCCGATCATCAAGGTCGGCGGCGCAGACGGAAACGCTAAGATTGCCGATGGGCTGTTCTCCTTCGAGCAACGATACAGCCACGTGATCGTCAGGGGGCAGCGCCCAGGGACCGCGTCGGACTCCGGCGCCACGGTCTCTTCACAGCTCGGGCGGGCTCGCGATCCTGAAGTGCTCAGGCGCCGCGTGCTAATCGTCGACGCAGACGAGCCGTCATCCATCGCGCAGTTGAACGCGCGCGCCGCGTGGGAGGCTGCTACCAGGGCTGGCCGTGGCGTCTCTGTCACATACGAGATGGAGGGCTGGCGCTGGGGCGACGGCTCCCAGAAAGAGCCAGGACAACTTGTCCGCGTCATCGACCCGCCGAGGGGCATCGACGCGACAATGCTGCTTGTGACCGCAGGATGGTCCGAGGACAGCGAAGAGAAGCAGTCGACCGTGACGCTCGCCCCGCCCGGTGGTTACGAGATGCTGGCCCCGGAGAAGCGGCAGGCGTCGGGCAGGAAGGCCATCACGAATGGCGACGACTACAACGTGTGGCTGACGGCAGAGCAGGTACGCACCATCAAGCGCGAGGCTGGCCAGTGAGCACGGAATAGAGTACGATTGCACTGACTGAGAGGAGGCCATAGATGGCAACGCTAAAGAACAAGCGAACGCTCACCACGGAAGACCGCGGCGACTGGCTCGACACGACGACAGGGCTGACTGGCGGATCGTCAACCTACACGAGCGCCGCCGTGCTCGCCGCGGATACCATCCTCGGCATCGTCGACCTTGATACGGAGACAGCCGGGAAGATCCCGCTCGAGCGGCGCCCGAAGATGCTGGCCGTTCCGTTCACGCACCACACCGGCGCCACCAAGGCGTATGACTACGTGCGCGCGGTGATCGGGTTTGACGTGATGCCGACCGCTCCGCTGACCTATGCGAAGATCCGCAACGCCGGGGAGATCGTCTGGGTGGCGCAGCGCCTGACGAGCGCAAGCCTTACACAGGGCGGCACGCCGATCCCGTTGTACCCGCGTCATCGGTACTACGCCATCGTCTCTTCGGACATGACCGTGGAGCCCAGCGGTGACGTCCTGCTTGGCCTCGCGTTCTCGAACATCCTGGAAGAGCTCGTCCACTCGTAGGAGGCCCCATGGCCCTGTACGACATTTGCCACCTTCGATTCAACCACGCCGGGCAAGGGCTACCCGCTGGCTACATCGTCCGCGTTGAGCCCGCTGGGTTCAGATGGGGGATCGGTATGCTGACGGACCCCTTGGACGTGTGGCACAACGTCGAGCTCACGGACGAAGAGCACGCGACCGCGCACGCGCGCAAGGCCAAGGTGGACCGCGGGGGCGGCCGAGGCATCGCGCATAAGCTCGTCGAGGCCGAGGAAGAGCACTGGCGCGGCTACGAGAAGCCAGAGAAGCCGTCCAAGGCCAAGGCAAAGAAGGTGAAGGCGGCAGAGTCGAAGGCGAAGAAGAAGCCAGCGCCGCGTAAGCCCGTCAAGAGCAAGGCCAAGCCTAAGAAGGTGAAGCCATGACCATCCTGCGATGTGGCGACTTCCCGGCGCCGTTCGCTGACCATGAGGCGGCGTCCATGGCGGCGGGCAACGGTGATACGATCCGCGCCGTTACGGCGAAGACCTACGCTGGGCAGACCATCGACGTGTCCGCGCTCACGGGGATCACGGTCGATGATGTCGTAGATGGGAGATACACCATCGGTCTAGACACTACGGCAGTCTATGCCATGAACCTGGGCGATGGCTTCTCCATGGTCGGCGGTACGATCAAGGCCGCGGCCAACCGGGCGATCTACGTCGACGCAGTTGGTGCCTACATGGACGTGGATTTCTACGTCGAGGCAGGCGGAGCGGCGTCAATGGTGTGGCTCGCCAACGCTGGCGTGCTGACCATGCCGCGGTGCCGCGTCCGGGGCGACACGCACTCGACGCCTGAGATATTCGTGACGTTCACGGACTCCGAGGTGCATTTGGGTGACGTCTGCGTCGACCCGAATATCACGCTCACGCTCGGCATGGTCTACGTCTACAACGGTACCTCGGCGTCGATAACGCTCAACGCCTGCGGCTCTCCATCCGGGAACCTCATCAGAGTCAGGGCTGGAGCAACGATCACGAACCTCGACATCTACGGGAGCTACGCCCCGCACCTCGTAGACGACGACGGCACGATCACCGCCTACGCTGGCGACTACAACGCATACAGCACCACGGACGCCGGCACAGAAAACGCCACGTTCCAGGATGGCGGGATCGCCGACTTCCAACTTGACGACCGCGGCTATCCGTTGCCCACGTCTCCGCTCTTCCGCGCGATCCATGCCGGGGTTCAGTACGGCGCCGGCCTCGACGCGGACGGCAACCCACGGCAGGCGGACGGGCGTCAAGACATCGGACCGCTACAGACGCAGCACGATCCGCGATGGGACGCTATCCTCGCAGGCGTCTACTCGTGAGCGCGATTGACGCACTTCTCCGCCCGATCAAGCAGCGGCTCTCGGGGCTCGTGGTCAAGGGCGTCCTGTATGCCGCTGGCGACGTGTTCACCCAGGTCGAGGTACAGGAAGGGGACGTAAAGGACAGCGTGCAGAGGATGGCCGGCTACGGCTTTTCGTCACGCCCGCTAGACGGCGCTGAGGCTCTCGTGCTCAACGTCGGCGGGGTGAACTCCCCTATCATCGTGCAGACGGACGACAGGCGGTACAAGCTCGACCTCAGCAAGGGCGAAGTGGCGATCCATGACGACCAAGGACAGAAGATAGTGATCGGTCGCAGCGACGTGACGATCACGAGCAAGAGCGGAAACGACATAAGTATCGTCGCAGGCGGAACCGGGAAGATACTGATGAACGGCGCAAGCGGAACAGACCCGCTTGAGCGCGTGCTTACGGGGTCGGCCGGGGATGAGGTCCCGGCTGTGCGCGTGTACGCGTCGAGGACCTAGGGAGGGACCATGTCAGGCAATACCAACGGTGACGGCGACGTGAACGGTGCTGACGTGAAGATCGTAGCCGCGAATGGCTACTTCGTGAAGAACAACAACGGCCTACCATACGTCCCGACACCATAAGGTTGGATGATGTCAAACGCCTTGCACTACTACGGGCCCAACGGCGAAGAGGATCCGTTCCTGCACGCCGGCACATCCGACGACGATCAACTCTACCAGATGGTCCTGTGTTGCCTGTTCTCGGACGCCCGCGCGGACGATGACGCGGACATACCGGACGGAACAAGCAACCGTCGAGGATGGTGGGGCGACCACTACGGCGACGAGGATGACCGCAGCGGTTCGTTGCTCTGGACGCTCGACCGCGATACGCTAGACGAGCAGACCGCCCTCGACGCCAAGGGGCACGCCGAGGACGCTTTGCAGGTGCTGGTTGATGACGAGGTCGTCTCTGGCTTCACCGTGACGACTGAGCGCGGAGGGCGCAACCGATTGAGCATGGCTATCGAGATCCAGCGAACGGGGGAGCCCCCCGTGTCGATACGATTCGATGACCTGTGGGAGGCTATCAGTGGCTGATACAGGATTCACCCGCCCGACCCTCGCGGAGATCGTCACGAGAATCCGCGGCGACATGGCGACCAACGTAACCAACTCTACCGTCTACCTTCGCAGGACGCTGGAGTGGGGTCTAGCGAAGACCATGGCCGGAGCTGCCCACCTTCTGTACGGTGCGGTCGAGAGCCTGTCAAAGAACGTCCTTGGCGACCTCGCAACCGGGCAATGGCTGGACCGGATCGCGGCGTGGCTGTACATCGTGCGCCAGGTCGCGCTGCCAGGCTCCGGCACCGTCGAGTTTACGTGGACGGCTAGCGGGCAGGACATCCCTGCCGGAACGGTCCTCACTGATGGGTTCGGCAATGAGTACACCACGAACGCGCTCATCCTGGACCCTGCGCCAGCGAACAGCGCCACGGGAGTCGTGACGGCGTCCTACACTGGCGTTGCGTCCAACGTGGACACGTCGGTCGTGCTGACGATAACCTCACCGATCGCCGGTATCAACAGCGCCGCGGCCATCACGGTCGACTTCGCGGGCGGTAGTGACCTCGAGACAGACGACGAGCTCCGCGCGCGCGTGCTCTTCAAGTTGGCCAACGAGCCGCAGGGTGGCTCCGAGGCTGACTACGTGATCTGGGCGCAGGAGGTCGCAGGCGTCGACAGCGTGTGGGTAATCCACCCGGCGGCCGGGCTCCCGTACATCGCTGTCGTCTACTCGGGGACCGCGGCCGAGGCGACCGTGCAGGCGTACCTCGACGACACGTCGCGGAAGCCTGTTACCGCTGATCCCGAGGCGCTGCGGCTTGATCTGAACGCGGCATACCAGCGAAGCGTGACGATGACGCTGGACCTTACGCCGAACGGAGATGCGGCCATCGAGGCCGCTGTGGAGGCGCAGATAGACGAGCTGTTTGGCCGCGAGGGCGGACGGTCGACGACGATCTACAACAGCCGTCTTCGTGACGAGATATCCCACGCCACGGGGCTTAGCCACTTCGTAATGACGAATCTCATTCTCGATGGAGGGGCACCGGAGGCAGCGGCTGTTGGGGATATCACCACGACGGACTCGACAATTCAGTACCGTCTCGCGCTGACGTACATCTAGGATCTAGCCATGCCTCTTCCCGTAACCACGCAAGACGACTGCACGCAGACTCTCTACAGCCTGCTTTCCACAGGTCGCCTGTGGGACTACGTCAGGACCGGGGCGTCCCGCGCCAGCCAGATGTTGATGGGGCTAGCGGTCGAGCACTCGCGGGTCAACAACACCATCGAGGATCTGTGGCGTCAGATGGACCCGCGGAACGCGCTCGACACGGACGATCCGACCTATGTGTCTATCGCCATGCTGCCGCGCCTTGAAGCCTTGTACGGACTGCCTGACCCGGCGATCGGCGTGCCCGCCACGAACGACGAGCGACGAGCGCTCCTGCATTCCAGGATGATCGCAACGGGCGGGCAAACCGAAGCCTACTACATCGAGATCGCGCTCGCCCTCGGCGTAGCGATCACCATCGACGACCCGTATGCGTCTGGTGGATGGACGCCGCTGGCGACTCCCATCCATCCGTTCTACACTTTGAGCGTGTCGCACTCGTGGCTTGTCCACGCTCCGGCCGTTACGCCGGCAGCAACGAGGACCGCTCTCGAGACGATGATCACGCGATACCGCCCGGCACACACGGCGGTCTACTTCATTTACGACCCATAGGGGGCCATCATGGCTTGCGACTTTACGACACACACCGGCTCAATTGTAGACACGCTGGCAGTTACCCGCGGTGACATCCCAGCGCTTCCTGCAGGCGGCTGTACGCTGTTCTCGGCGACTGGCTACGCCACTGGCGGCGGCGGCGTTCCAGCCCTGGCCTCCCAGCCACCTAACGCGCAGTGGGTAAACATGACAGGCTGCGAGATCGGCAACGTGGTCAAACTCGGCACCGTGGCCGGAGTCGCCACGCTAGACCCTACGGACAACGCGCAAATCTCAAAGGTGCTCGTCGGCGCAACGGCCATCTATGCGTCATCTGGTGCTACCGGGTCAGTGTCTAACGTGAACAGCAGAGTCGTTATGGGCTCTGCTTCTGGCAACGCCACGTCTGTGCTGTCTTCCGTGATATCGTCTGACACGTGTACCGCTGGAGGCCCCGGTTCGTCTGTCATCGCGTCTTCGAATTCGTCCACGACGGGAATGTCGTCTGCGTTAATCGCATCCGACATGTCCAGCGCTGGCGGCACACGAACGGC